GGAAAGACAAAAAGAAGCTGCTTTAGAATACGCAAAGGGAGTTAAAGCAGAAGCAGACAAAACTAAAACTAGACTATCAACTATGGAGCCAGGTTATATGACCGCTATGGAAGGTAGAGTAACTTCTGGTTTAGAAGCAGCCGCAGCTAAACTTGCAGCAGCAAGAGAAGCTGGAGATTTAAAAGCTGAAATCGAAGCACAAAAACAAATAGCTAAATTAGGTTTAGAAGAAGCAAGAGTTGAACTTATGAAGAAGAAAGCTGAAGCTGAAAGTAAAGAAAAGCCAGTTAAACAGCCCACTCTTGAAGATGCTATTAGACCAAGAGAATCTGCACCCGATCCAAAAGCAACGGAATGGGCAGAGAGAAACGAGTGGTTTGGTAAAGATAATGCAATGACATACACAGCGTTTGATTTACACAAAACATTAACAGAAGTAGAAGGAATGGACCCATCTACTGACGAATATTATGCGGAAATTGATAAAAGAATGCGTATTGACTTTCCACATAAATTTGCTAAAAGTGAAGATAAGGTCCCGACCAAGCCTACACAAACAGTAGCTTCAGCGAAGCGAAGTGTAAACCCGGGTCGCAAAACAGTGAGACTCACACCCTCACAAGTTACAATCGCTAAAAAATTAGGTGTGCCACTAGAAGAATATGCGAAACAATTAAATATCACGAAGGAGGTATAAGCATATGAGTAATGAAAACGAAAAAAGAACTTCCCGTGCGAGCCAAACAAGAGTTAAAGAAGAACGAAAAAAAGTTTGGACTCCACCATCATCTTTAGATGCACCCCCTGCACCGGATGGGTACAAACACAGATGGTTAAGAGCTGAGAGTATGGGATTTGATGATACATCAAATATGTCAGCTAAACTAAGATCTGGATACGAATTGGTGAGAGCTGATCAATACCCAGATGCTAATTATCCAACTGTCCAAGACGGTAAATACAAGGGAGTGATCGGAGTTGGCGGCCTTTTGCTGGCAAGGATACCAGAAGAGATTGTTGAATCGCGAAAAGAGTATTTTGCAAGACAAACTAAAGACAAAAGCGACGCGATAGATAACGATCTAATGAAGGAACAGCATCCAAGTATGCCTATCAATAATGAAAGGCAGACTCGTGTAACCTTCGGTGGTACAAAGAAAAGTTAATTTTTTAACGATTCTCGGGTTAATCCCTACCAACGAATTAACATTAACCCGTTTATGGGTAAAACCATAAACAGAATAAGGATAAAACTATGGCAAACAAAGACGCAGCGTTCGGTTTTAGACCAACAAGATCTCTTGTAGGTGGCGAACTAAGAACGGAAGAATACGCTATAGCAGCAAACCACGGGACTTCAATATTTACAGGTCAAGTGGTAGAAGCAGTAGCGGGTGGCGGTATTGAGCAAGCAGCAGCTGGAGACACACAACAAGTTGGTGTTTTCGGTGGATGTTTCTTTACTGATCCATCAACAAGTAAGCCAACGTTTAAAGCTTTTTACCCAGCAAGCACAAACGCTTCTGATATAAAAGCTACAGTACACGTTGATCCATTTACTGTGTTTGAAGCACAACACGATGGTACAGGAACAGCGGCGATGAACAATTCTGCTTTTGACTTTGTGGGAACTTCAGGTTCTACAATCACTGGTCAATCGACTTCAGAAATTGACACGTCCACTTCTGGAACATCAGGTGGTTTCAAACAAATCGGAATCTCAACAGATCCTGATAACAGTGATACGGGTTCAGCTAATGTAAACGCATATGTCGTTTTCAATACAGGCGAACACGTATTTAAATTAACAACAGGCGTATAATAGGATAGGAGTATAATATTATGGCAATATCAAGAGCACAACTAGTTAAAGAACTAGAGCCAGGATTGAATGCACTATTCGGCCTGGAATATAAAAACTACGCAGATGAGCATACTCAGATTTACGATATCGAAAATTCTGATAGAGCTTTTGAAGAAGAAGTAATGTTATCTGGTTTCGCGAACGCTCAGGTAAAACCTGAAGGTTCAAGCGTAAACTTTGATTCAGCTACTGAATCTTTCACTGCTAGATACACTCACGAAACGCTTGCTTTAGCGTTCTCAATCACTGAAGAAGCGATTGAAGATAATTTGTATGACAGACTTGCGTCTAGATATACAAAAGCATTAGCTAGATCTATGGCTAACGCAAAACAAGTTAAAGCAGCAAATGTGTTAAACAACGGGTTTGACTCAAACTTCACAGGTGGTGACGGAGTTGAATTATTTTCAACTGCACACCCAATCGTTGCTGGAACATTTAAAAATGAGTTGTCAACTGCAGCTGACTTAAACGAAACATCGTTAGAGCAGTCGTTAATTGACATCGCAGCAATGACTGATGAAAGAGGGTTGAAGATTGCAGCAAGAGGAATGAAATTAATTATTCCTTCTGAGCTTCAGTTTACAGCAGAAAGACTGATGAAGTCTACAGGCAGAACTGGAACAGCTGACAATGACATCAACGCAGTAGCTAATATGGGAATGATCCCACAAGGCTACGTGGTCAACCACTACTTAACTGACACAGATGCGTTTTTCATCAAGACTGATGTACCTAATGGATTAAAAATGTTCGTTAGATCACCAGTAAAAACTTCGATGGAAGGTGATTTCGAAACTGGAAACGTAAAATACAAAGCTAGAGAGAGATATTCATTTGGATTCTCAGACCCTAGAGGTATCTTCGGATCTCCAGGAGCAGCGTAATCTAATAACTTTTAATTAAGAAGGGGGCTTTCGAGCCCCCTTTTTTTATGCTAAAGAAGAAAGGCAACTATGAAAAACTTCCGTGTACAAATCAGAGCATATGGCTATTACGCATCTTTTGAAATAGCCTCAGAGGATGAAGATAAAGCCTTTGAAAATGCACTAGTTGACAAACTAGGAAAAAATGATATAAAATGGGAGAAAGATGGATTTATAGACCATCGTAAACTATGGATAACCTACGAGGAGATCATAGATGCAAATGCACGTAAGAGACCTTTACAAAGCGAAGAGGGGTCTCGAGACAGAGTGGGCGGTGCAACAGCGTAACCACCAAAGATATACTTTGGATATGGTTAGGATTGACAACAAAATTAGAGAAGTTGTTAATCAAATTAAGCAAGAAGAGGCTAAAATAGCAAATCTTGCAAATAAAATAGAAGACGCTGCACCCGAAGTTTCTGTAGCTACTTAGTAAAAAGCTACATCTTGGATAAATTTCAAACCAAAGTACAGGCTCTCTTGCACTTTATAAAAATCTATTATATAAATTAATCACTATACATAAAAAATAAAAATAGAGCGTAGACGCGTATAGTCGACTGCCCCTAGGGACTACGTTCTGATATTCTAGGAGGAATATTATTATGGCAAACACAACATTTACAGGACCGGTAAGATCGGAATCAACTGTAAAAGTTTCAACAAAAAACACTACAACTGGTGCACATACAGATAAAGTGGTTGTTGGAACAAATTCAACTGGAGACACTTCAAGCAACACAGCTGGATCTGTTGAATTAAAAGCAGCATCTACAAACACGATGACTCTTCAAACGTACCAAGCTACAATTACTGTATCTAATGGTGCTACTACAGGTAAAGAAGCGTCTATTGGAATGCCCGCAAACTTTGCACCTTTAGCTATTGGTGTAAACGTAACTACAGCAGCAGCAAACGCTGTAAACTTAGTGGACGTTGGAGATGATGCAGACACTGATTCTTATTTAGACGGTGCAAGTATCGCTGTTAACTCTACAGGGTTCAAAGGTATCTTTGGATGTAATGGAGTTAGAGGATTAGGAACTGGAACATCTGGTGCAACAGGAACTGCTGATGAAGTAGAAGTTGTTGTAAGTGGTGACCCAGGAGGAGATACAGTTATAAGATTAACTTTTATAGGTATCTTAGGAGCATAATTATTAACTTTAGTTACAGTGGGGGCTTTGCCCCCACAGTTTCTTGATTAAGGAGGGAAACGATGGCAGACACAGTAACAGGACCTACTATCTTGCAACAGAATGACAAGAGAGTAACCATTAAAATAGTAAATCAATCAGACGGAACAGGCGGCACAACTGTATTTGCAGATGTATCTGCACTTGCAGCTAACGTATCTGGAGAAAGTCCAACACATTTAACACTACAAAGATTGTGGTATTCTTGTTCAAATGGTGATGGAAAGGACTCTTTTGCTCGTTTAGACTATGAAGATTCAGATGGAGATATTCCAATTGTAACTTTAATAGGAGCTGGATATTGGGATTTTAGAGAATTTGGTGGAATTCCAGCAAATACTTCATCTAACTCAAATGAAAACGATGTAAACTTTGTTGTACCAGGTGCAGCTGATTCTGGAAATACTTACACAGTTATTGCAGAGTTCTTGAAGAATTATTAGGAGGGTAACGGATGGCCAATACAACTTCCGGCACAGTTACTTTCGATAAGGGTTTTGCAGTTGATGATATCATTGCAGAGGCATACGAACGAATAGGTTCACAAGTAACTTCTGGATACCAGTTAAAATCAGCAAGAAGATCTCTCAACATTCTTTTTCAAGAATGGGGTAATAGAGGTTTGCACTATTGGGAAATAGGTGACACAAATATTGATCTTATTGAAGGCCAAGCAGAGTATTCTTTCTTTAGATCTAGTGATGATGGTACTTCGGCTGTAACTGTTGGAGGCACAAGTGGCTCTAGCACGTTTGGTATAGCTGATGTACTAGAGGCAACATTTAGACAAAACAGAACACAAACAACACAATCTGATTCTGCTTTAACTAAAATAGATAGATCAACATATTCTGCAATTGCTAATAAATTAACAAAAGGCACACCAGCTCAATACTTTGTGCAAAGATTTATTGATAAAGTTACAGTTACTTTATACCCAACACCAGATTCATCAGCAGCATCAAAAGATGTTCACATTAATTTTGTTAAAAGAATACAAGATGC